TAAAATTCTGTAGAAATAAATATGAATTAGGTTATTTTGAAGCTAAAATGCAGTTTGATAAGGATGTATTGCTGAGTGAAGACTATTATAATGGTATAATCAACTGTAGAATAGGTAAACCACCTAAAAACTTTTTGGAACAGTGATATAATCTATAAGTGAAGTCGTTAGATTTAGAACCATATAATATATCACTTATTAACTGCAATAAAATATTTGCAGATAGTATTAGTGATAATATAGTCGGCGATTTACACCAATTTGAGCTATTAAACGCTAAAATTACTCATACAGATACTAAAAAGCTTTTATTTCACCATATAATATACGGATTTTGCGAGGCTATTTTAAAAAGTAATACAAATACAAAAAAAATACTCTTTTTTAATTATACACAGCTAATTGACTGTTCTATTCTTAAGTTTTTTGATGAGATAGACGTTATTAAAGTTATAAAAACTGTTCTCGAGCGTTTAAAGCGGATATTACCTGTAAGAATTTACATGAGCAAGTACAGTTTACTCTATTTTGACCATCTCCTGACTAAAAGAGACGGTAGGGGTAGTATGCTTCTTAACGATATTATTAAAAGATTCGAAACAGAATATAAAACCTTTACATTTAGCGATATTAAGAAATTTACCAAAAAGTATGACCTGACATTTCTTAATACTGATTACTTTAATAGACTTTCAACTAAACTACTCTTAATTAAATAAATATTACTATGGATAACTTTACAATATTAGCAAATAAAATCCTTTCAGAATCAATTCAGAATGAATATATGTCCTTCGATGATATATACAGCCAGCCAGGTGCTACTGATTTAAGAGATGAAATGTTAGGTTTAAATGATAAAATTTTTGATGCAATAGACAGAAAAGATAAAGAAGCTCATTTAGCAGCATTACAAGAGTATGAAGACTTAAGAGATGAAGCTTTAGCTAAATTTGGGGTAGATGGTCCTGTTGGTCTTATTGATCCAGATATGCATGGTGAATATTCAGATGATTTTAAAAGTGAAAATGGAGTTAGACCGCGCAGTGACGCTTTAAATACTTTTAGAAATGTAGTTGAATTTTATGCAGATGGTAGACATGGTAAGATCGTAGGAGATCAATATGTAGCTCCTGAAGTAAAAAGTTATATAGGTTCAGAAGATCAGGAAAGTGGACCGCAAATTCGTTCATTAGATGGATTTTTTAGCGACGAAGAGGCTTTACCGGAAGATGCCGAGTCTAGCTTAACCCCAGAAGATTTAAAGACCATTGAAACTGTTAAAAAATTAGCGAGTGGCGAGGCTAAGGGCGGTATAAATCCGTTTGACAATCCTGAAAAAAAGATAAAAAAAGCGTACGGTAATATCTTAAACCAAGTATCAGCTAAAATTAATAAAATAAAATTATAATATGAAATTCTTAAAGAAAATATATGATCTCAATTTAATTAATGAAGCTGACGAGCCTCCTCCACCTCCAGGCGCTGAGGCGGACGCTAGTGTAGAAGATCCTGGCACGGCTCCTACAGAAGAGCCAACTGAAGAGGTAGTAACTGAGTTATCCCCGGAGAGTGAGGTAATGTATGTCAGGTTACTCAAAAAGGCTATGGTGATGGATATTGACCCGGAGGATATTGATAATATTATTAATATCGGCGATATTAATGAGACTAACGCTAAAGAATTACTCGGTTCTATACTTCAAATAATGAAGTCTTATTCAACTGATATTGACATCGAAACATGAGCTGGCGATCATTAGATCAAGTATACTTACAAGAATCTGCTGGTAAATCAGTAGGTAAATTACCTAGACAGCGTGTATTGGGTGAAGAATTATATAATGTAAAGTATAAGAAAGAATCTCAACCTGAATATACTGATCTAAATGTTGATAGTGAGCAGTTTGAAAAAGCTTACCGTTACCTCAATACACCTGGTAGTAGTATTAAAAAGGTAATTGAATCATTACAGCTTTCTGGTCTAACAGCTATTCAAGTTAAAGAGGTTATCGAAGTTGTATACCGATATGACGAGCCAGATAAGTTCTTTGCTGCATTAGAAAATAAAATGCCTATGAAAGAGTTTTTATCAGCTCCTAGTAATAATATAGTCGATCTGGTATCGAGTAAGTACGATCTAGATAAGGATTTAGTTGGTGATCTATTAATGTTTGCACCGACAACACAACCAGTTACAGGTAGATGTGAAACTTTTATAATATTATTTGTTGAAGGTGCTCGTAAGGGTACAGCTGGAGGTGATATAGAGCTCGCCGATGACGAAAGTGATATAGAGCTCGCCGATACCGAAGGTGATATAGAGATAGGCAAAACACAATATGAAATAAAGGGTTCTGGAGCTAGACTGAAAGGTCAGAAGGGGTTTGGATCTCAGCCAGCTGCTTTACGTACGTTTACTAACGGGGTACAGCAGCTAATTACAAAATCCGGGTTACAACTTGATTTTAAAAATCCAGATTTTGATGTTTTAGTGAGAACTAACGGGTTTATTGATCAGATTGCTAACGAATTAGTAGCAACAGGTAATGTAACAAAACAAGACATAGCTCAATTATATGCTAATGGATATGCAGAGCTTTACACGAATGCCGATAATCAAGCAGATTTATTAAGCTGGATCGAGCCAAATTTAGACGAAAATGGTAATATAGGTGATAAGTTTAGAGAGGCTTATTTCTTATTTGCTGCAAAGTACTATGCTGATCAAGAGGATTTTGATTACATTCTATTTATAGGTACAGAGCGAATTAAAAAACCGAAAGATTTTGGTAAGTTACAATATATATCAGCAGCTGATGTAAAGGATAAATCTACATCTATTTTTAGTAAAGTAATAAGAGGTTATCCTAGTATCAAGCCTAATGCTGGTCCACAAGGATCGTTCTTCTCAGTTAAACCTCAATAAGAATGAAACCATTTAAGCAATATTACAATACTATACGTTTAATAGAAGAGCAAGCAGCTAATAAACACCTCACTCACTTAGAAGAGCTTATTTTAACAAGAGGGCAGGAAGGTTATGATGTAGCTAAGAGCGTATTAACAAACTTACTTTCTCATCTTCAAGGTAAATCAAAAAATAACATTGGAGTTTCTACTAAATGGGATGGAGCGCCGGCTATATTTGTTGGTCGAGTTGATACAAAGGATGGTAAAAATAAGTTTTTTATAAATACAAAATCTATTTTTAATAAACAACAACAGAAAAATAACTTTAGTATCGAAGATATTATTAATCATAACTACCCGGAAGGTCTTGAGCAAAAGCTTATTGCAGCATTTAATAGTCTTAAAGGTATGAAAATTAAACCTAATTCTATGGTTCAAGGTGATTTGATGTTTACCACTAGTTTAGAGGATTCAAAACAGGTGATTGACGGTGAAGAGTTTATTGTTTTTAAACCTAATACTATCACTTATGCTGTACTTGCTGATTCAGATTTTGGTAGACAGTTAGCCAATTCAAACTTGGGTGTTATTTTTCATACAGGTTACCCTAATATATCTTCATCATATCATGACGACAATAAAGATGGTGAGTTGAGATTATATATAACAGTAGAAGAAGGTAGTGGAGATCCTATTGAATATAATGCTCAACTTAAAAAGTACAATATTGACCCAAAACAAATGGCGAGTGAAGGTGTATGGGTCGATGATGCTAACTTTACGGATGATACAGGTATTGTTACCTTAACAGAAGACGAAGCAAAACAGGTACGTGATTTAATTAAGACTGCTGATATGCTTAAGGTTAATTATAGTGATCTACCGGTAGCAGAGTTAAATATTTACGGTAATACGGAGATTAAGAAGGGGACGTTTTTTGATAACCCTGAAAAATCATACGATGATTTTTATGATTGGTATTTTGAACGTGGTAATACTGCAATTAATAAGGTTACAACAGATAAACGTAAAGGAGAGCTAAGAGTTATATGGGATAAAAAGTTAGAGCAAGTATCTCAACGTAAGGTTGACATTATTAACATCTTTAAGATTAGTAAGTTACTTCAACAAGCTAAACAAATTTTTGTTAATAAATACAACAACGCTATTTACACCACAAAACACTTTATAGATAATGGTGATGGTATATTAAAGACGACATCACCGGAGGGTTATGTAGCTGTTCAGAATGATGGTAACGCTGTTAAGCTTGTTGATAGATTAGAGTTTAGTGCTGCTAATTTCGGTACTGGTAAGCCAACATCACCAGCTGTAGCAGAACAAGAATCAGTCTATTCAAATCCACCTAATCGTCGGGTTCACAGCCCGGGTAGTGGACCTGTTGAGAATTTTAAGGATTTATATAATAAACTAATTGCTGAAGATGAAAATGCTGAAACAATTGCTTTATATCCCGGTGGTTACAAGCCGCCAACAAAAGGTCACTACCATTCTTTCGATTACATCTTACAAGATGCAGATAAAGGTGTAATTTTTATAGGTAAGAAAGAAAGAGATGGTATTACAGCTGAGCAATCAAAGCAGATATGGGAAATATATGCAAAATATTTAGGTAAGCCAGTTGAAGTTATTATCTCTGACGTCACCCCTGTTAAATCTGTATATGATTACGCAGATAATAATAAAGATGTTAATATTATAGTAGGAGCTGGTGATAAAGACGACGATGTAAAGCGGTATGCATACTTTGAGAAGAATATAGAAAAATATCCGTTAGTACGTGTTGTAAAAATACCTCTTCAATCAGAAGGTATATCAGGTACAATGACAAGAGAGTTAATTGCTTCAGATATCGATAAAGCTATCGACTATTTTACCCCTGAAGTATTATCTACAGAAGATAAAGCTAATATTAAGCAAATATTAAGTTAAGCTTAAGCAAATCCGGTCTTTTTAGCTACTTCATCACCATCGAACTCGTCGATTTCAATATCGTCTTCTTCGTCTTCAACATTAGCATCTAATGCATCATATTCTAGTGCATGGTATACAGATGAAAGATAATCAGAAGCTTTTGTAATTTTACTTGCTGTCCAACCTTCTAAGCTACCAACATTAGCAAGATGATTAAATAATTTTGTAGCATATTCAGCTGCTTTAAGTAATTCAGCTCTTGCCATATCTATCTCACCATCAAAATCGTCGTCATCTTCTACTTGACTGATGCATGGTGTTTGACCGCAACCGCAATTTGATTCACCAGCACCATCACCAGCTTGAATATAAACTTCTTCATCGCTATGTGGACGACCACATTCCTCTTCTGGTTTTGCATAATTCTCAGCATTTTCAGCATTTTTTGCACATTCAGGGCAACCTCCGCATGTGCAACCGTTCTTAGCTTCTTCACACTCTGAATGAGTCTCTTCATCGCTAAAAGCATTAAATGCTGTTCCGCCTGGTGTACGCCTAGGTGGGTGTTTAGTTGTATGTCCGATTTTAATAGTTACAATCGATGGGGTGTTAGGGCCAAGACCTAAAGCTTCATTTACTTGTTTATATTGTTCAAAGATTAAATTACTATCATTCGTTGACATATAATTATTTATACAAGATTAAATAATTTTATGACTTTTAATAAATTATATGAATCATTAATGGAAACATTAGAAGAATCAAAGAAGTGCTGGGATGGTTATGAAAAAGTACCAGGTATTGCGCGTAGTAAGCAAGGCTCATGCAAGAAAAAAACTGAAGGTGAAGAAGTACCTGAAGAGGATGCAGAATATAAAGGTAGGAAAGTAACTCTTAATAAACCTACAAGAGGAGATGTTAAGAAGTTTAAGGTGTATGTAAAGAATCCTAAAACTGGTAACGTAAAGAAGGTAAATTTCGGACACGGAGGAACATCTGCTAAGAGTAGAGGAGAAAAGACGATGAAAATTCGTAAGAGTAATCCAAAAGCTCGTAAATCTTTTAGAGCTAGACATAAATGTGATCAAAAGAAAGATAAAACTACTGCAGGTTACTGGAGTTGTCGCAAATGGTAATGAAGTACAACTACGTAATTAAATAATAGTATGAGTATTAAGACAACTATAAATACCCCGGAAAATACTCTCAACTACATGAAATATGTTGAGATTGAGAATGATACTCGCTACCCTGCAGTTACAGGAGGGGCAGGTCAAGGTGTTTTTAATAAATCAGCAATCTTAGTACAGCAAGTCGACCCTCTTGGTTTAGATATCGGCGGTCAATCAGGTATTAATTATATTGAGAAGTTTGGAGCTAATTTGTCAGTAAATTCTAATATCGAGACAATCTGGGATGCCGGCGGTGTATATACATACCTTACAACCGCATCTAAGCTATCTGCTATCAGTGATAACCTAGAGGATTCATTAATAGGTACAGGTGCTAGATTAATTGAAGTTCAGGGGTTGGATGTTAATTATAATACTATTACAGAAGTTATATCTTGCAACGCTACAGATGGTCGAAATGGTGGACCAGAATCTGTAAATGAATTCTTGAGGGTTTATAGAGCAGCAGTTCGAACAGCAGGCGCTGAAGGTACAAATGAAGGGTTTATAACTATAGATGCTAATATTGGACCTGTAATAGCTATAGGAACGCGCGGTGTAGGTGTTAATGAAGAGGGGTTCGGTCAATCCCAAACTAGCGTCTATACTATACCAGCTGGTAAGACAGGTTATCTGACTCAGTGGTCGGTCGGGTCGAGTGACTCTTCGAAACAAATACATGCATACTTTATGGCGTCAGAAGTCAATAATGGCAAAATTATGAGAGTAAAAGATGTAATGTTTCTAAGTAATTACTCTATTAAAGATTATAAGGTACCGCTGCCTTTTACGGAAATGACGGATATAGAGGTAAGAGCTTGGGACGGCTCCACTGGAACAGCTGTATCTACATCTTATAATATAATCTTAGTAGATAATTAATGTAAGGCAGTAAAAAATAGTTTTACTACATAAATACAAATATGGCTATTGTACCTATTGTAAATGATGTATCTATTCTTACTATCCGTGAGGTTATAAATTTAAAGAGTATAATACTAGGTCAAATTCAAAGTCGGTTTTCCGGATCAGGTCAATATGATGTTGATTTACAAAACGGCTTTATAAAAGTAAAATTAAAGAACTTTAGATCGGGGTATAGTCCTACTATCAAAATTACTGTATATAAAGGAGCGGTAGTGTACCGTACTGCAACGTTTAATCTCGCCTCCACTTCTACACATATCGAAACTTTTAATGGGTTACCGCAGGGTACATATAGTGTTAAGATAGACGAAACTACTACACCGAACAGGTCTCAACAAGTTAATATTATATTCGGAAATTACCAGAGTATATACATTTTAAATCAATACCCGGTTGTAGATATTAGTATAGCTCAGGATAGCGGAAATATAACATCTAACTGGGATCGCGCAGAAGGTGTTAATATACCGAGAGCTCTTTCACCTACTAATGATGCGAATGTAGGGTTAAAAGAGTGGAGAGGTGCACAGGTTTTTCAAGGTACTTATTTCACTCAAGATTCTAGTCAAGGTAGATACGGTGCAGATAAGATAAACGGAATAATAACTTTATATTTAAATAAAGCTGGTTTTAGTAATGGCACAGTTACAGTAAACATAGACGGTGGTCAGAGCGTTACTCGTAATCTACAAACATCAACTTCAAACAAATACACGTTTAAAGGTCTTGCGTCTGGTTCTAGACAAATTAAAATAACCGACAACTTAACGGGGAGTTATCAGTATTTACGTACCACAGTAGGTCTAGAGCAACCTGCAAATCGAAGAACTCGTACATATGCCTTTAATGGTCTAGATGTATTAACAGGGTATACGGTATAAGTCCATACTTGCTATTAATAAGAGTTATAATAATTAAATTATATGATTGAAGATATTTTATATATGTTGAATAATAGAATTAGCGTTGGGCTGACGGACGAAAATAATCAGACCTTTCTATTTTCAAGCTGCAGTGTAGATAATAATCAGGTAACATTTACAGATAGTATTGATAATGTACAGTATACTGTTAATATTGCCGGTGTATCAATTTTAACCTTCTCCGATAAGTCTATTCCATATGCAGCGGATATAGATGAATTTAAGAAAGCTGTATTAGATAAAAATTTAGATGAATATAATATTGATTTTTTTAAAAATAATAAAGAAGATCATGAGCAGAATAATTTAATTTTTAATAATAAGGTACAATTATGTCTATTATATCTGGATCAGTTTACTGATAGTGCTGATATTATTAGAAATAACGTGCTTGATAATAATACAACTGATTTAGAGAGACTAAAGATACTGGGATGTGATAAAGCTTTTAATATAAGTACAGCTACAATGGAGCAAGGACTCTCGATTAGAGCATTATACTTTAGCTTAATTAATGAGAAGTTAACAGAAGCTATAATTGAAATCGATAGTAGTATACAGGAAATTGATGATGAGGAGTTTGAAGAGGATGCTAATATTATAAAACGAGATTTAAGGGATGATGTAGATTTATTTAGAGGGTCTATGGATGGTGTTAGATTTGATAAATTATTTAACCACTGGCCAACTCTACTTAATCCTTCGCCTTTTAATATAAATGTCTGATAGTATTATAGTAGTCGGTAACGGTGAGAGTGTATTAGAGTCAGAGGCGGGTGATATAATTGATAATTTTAAAACTGTTGTAAGGCTTGGTAGTTACGTAACTGAAGGATTTGAAAAATATGTAGGCTCTAAAACTGATATTATATCAACAATATATTGGAAGTTAAATATTAATCGATTAAAAGACCATAAGGTAATTTTAAGTGTGCCGTTAAATTATCAAGAAAAATTTCTCGAAAGTGAAGAGTTTATTGATAAAGAATTTTCAGAATATAAAAAAAATATTATACATCTTAACACTTTTAACGATATTGCCGGTATTAAGGGTATGTATTTGGGTATAATGCCTGCACTTAAGGATATAGATAATGTTAACTTCTCCTTAGGCTTTAAGACATTCTATTTTATATCAAAGCTATTCCCAGATAAAAAAATATACGCTACTGGTTTTGACTTCTTTAAGACTGGGTGGTATTGGGATCCTTCGCATAATAGAAATGACTCTAACTTACACCCGTATATATGGGAAAGGTTATGGTATAAGAAGATGGTACGTAGCAATAAGATTAATGAACTCTAAATTTTTAATATCTACAAAAAGCTCTGGCTTATGTTTTAATATTATGAGATTAATAATATTAACTGATATTGCAGAAAAATATAAAAGAGATATAATATTTTTGACTAAGCCTGATCATATACCTATATTACGATTATTCAATAATAAATGTACGTTTATACCGTATATTAATAATCATACGGTGTTGTTTAATAATTATAAGCGAAAGCAAAGTTTAAATAAATTATACGATTTAAAGTATGTTAAATTTATACGCGATAATTATCTAAATAGTATGTTTGGTAATATTTCTAATACTGATATTAAATTTATATGCGGGTGTAAATATGATGTAGTAGATAGCGGTCATAAGTTCTTATTAATTGATTATAATGATGGTACTCATGATACTGATATTTTAAATTCTGTTAAAATATCAACACTCGACAGTTCTAGTCTGCAAACCGCGTTTACTAATTATAATAATGATGTTATAGCAGTCAATGTAAAGGTTAACGATTCTAATAATAAACGCATATTCGAGATGTGGGATAAGTTAATTCAAAAAATTAAGATAGATTATAAAAAGCCTATTTTGCTTATATCTGGTAATAATAAAATTAAAGAAATATTAGGTAAAAAATATAACTGTATATTTGACAGTACCGGTTCAGAGACTAACTACTCATTCGTTAGAGGTAATAATATTACCCGCGGCTCTGCGAGTAATATATTTTCAGATGTTGTAACATGCACGACAACCGACTATCTGCCTTTTACTGAAATACGAATAAAATATGCTAATATTTTAAAAGACTATACTGATATAAATTTCGTTGTTGAGAAGGTAGAAAAATTTGATATTTTAGTTGAGTATATGACCGGTAATATAAAGGTCAATTAACTTTAAACTCAGTTTTAAAGGTACAGTAGTTAACCATTATAGCTCTACGTCTCTCTTTGATATTAATAGACTCTAGCCCATGCCATGTATTATTACTTGGGTAAAAATAGAAGCCAGTATTGTTAATAAACGGCACTGTAGTTATATATTCTTTTTTATTATTGTATAACGCTGTACCTATATCAGGACTTTCATCCGTAGTATTTAAATACACTAAAAAGCTCATAATTTTTTCATTAATATCTACATGAGGCTCAAGCCAGGATTTTTCCTTATCTTCAATAAGTTCAATTCTAAGATAATTACCCCTAATCTTTACATTAGACTCACTCTCAAACATATTAATAGTCTCATCTCTAAGAAAGAAGTCTACAATACGATTTAATGCAGAGCTGCTCCACATATTTTCTTTATTAACAAAAAATCTATTACCGTTGCTAGCGCGCTCACCGTCGAGTGATGCTGAGTGATCATCTATCTTAATATTTTCAATATCAGCTAATTCTTTATCACAGAAAAAATCAGTAAAAATATAATGCTGAAACGGATTAATACTACACTGCTTATTTCGAAATTTCATTTAATTTATTATATATTAACTCTAAGTACTTATCAAGATATCTTCTTATAGCTGCTTTTTTCTTCTGCTTAATAATGTTACTATCATTTAGTATTTCTAGAGCTGTCTCATAATGACCTTCTAGCGACATAACTATCATAATAAATAATGGAGCTAGTACGTTATTTTCATTACATACAAATAATATAATATTCTCTTGATTACATAAATCTTTTATATATTTTAACTTACTCAATAGTATTGATTCTCTAATTTTAGATCTGAGTAACGTCTGGGTATCAGTTCTGCAGTCAGGTTTAATTTTTTTAATACCTATAAGATCTTTATTATCAAAAAAATTATGAGATTTAATACCTAACTTTAATAACTGTAAGCTCTGTTCTGATGAAAGCTGATCACGCTCGGTTAAATTAACAACTATTTTGATGTCCAGTAAATTTGATCGACCGCGAGGGGTGAGCATATGTTCAGTTAACTCACTAAACGTACTCATATATAGATTATTATATACTAATATCATTGGATATATTTAAAAATATGAATAATTACTTAGGTGATAGCTGATAATAAGCAAGATATTATAGATCTGAGAAAAAGGCAGATAGCTGTAGATGCTGATAAGACCCCAATGAAAGCGCTGCAAAGTATTACTATCAACCCGACTGAATTGTGCAACCGTACTTGCCACTTTTGCCCACGAAGCGATCCTAAGGTTTACCCTAATCAAAACTTGCACATATCAGAAGATACTGTCAGGTCGTTAAGTCGCCAGTTAGCAATAAACAATTACTCTAATAGAGTTGGATGGTCTGGCAACGGAGAGCCGTTGCTTACTAAAGATTTTTATAAATTAGTAAAAATTATAAATGATGAAAATCCTCAACTAAGAGTTCATGAAATTAATACTAACGGAGATAAAATAAAGGATGGTACAATAGAAAAAATATATCAAGCTGGTATTAATCATATTGTTATTAGTCTGTATGATGGTGAAGAGCAATTAGAAAAATTTAATAAAATGTTTGAAGGGTATAATTCTGATGCCTTTACTCTACGTAAGAGCTACTATCATTCAGATAATTTTTCTGGATTTACAAACAGAGCAGGAGCAGTGAAAGTTAATACAAATTTATTGAAGGATAATATAAAGAATAAATGTTATTTACCTTTTTATAAACTTTTTATTGACTGGAATGGAGATCAAATATTATGCTGTGAGGATTGGTTTAAACTCTCAAAAAATAAACTCAACATTAATACCCATACTTTAAAAGAAATATGGGAGTCGGCATTCTTAGATAAATATAGGCAACATTTAAATAAGGGTAAGAGAGATTTAGCTGTATGTAATAAATGTAATATACATGGCGAAAAAGTAGGTAAACAATACACGGAATATTATAAATTATGATTTATTTTGCACAAGCAATTAGAGAGAGAACAACCTATACTGATTTTTTAATTGGGCTTATAATGCTCAATCAATATTATAGTAAGTATGATAAGGCTTTTTATATAAAAGAAGATATTGCAAATGTCTTTGAAAACAAAAGCTGTGTCTTTCATAATATAGAAGAAAATAATTCATATAAACTTCTTAAAAATTTAAGATTGAAAGCAGTAAAAGATCTTCCAGTCGATCCGATGCATCGCGATGATACCTATCTTAAGCAATTATTTATAGAAAGAGTTACCAGAGGTAATAATATTAACGATATGTATGTTAACGGTATAGATGCTGGTGATAACTTCTTATTAGACAATACGGTAAAATTTTATTACCTCAGTACATACGACGATGAGAATTTGCATTATATTAATAACAGTAAAAAGCGAAAGAATAAAAGTAGTGTTAAAATAAAACTTAAAACATCGAATGATAAAATAACGGCTAGTAAGTTTACTAAAGATAAGTACTTTATAAATCTACCAACTTTTAGGATAAATGGTCAGGAAGATATAAAAATGTTAGATATTTTTTGTAAGTTTTTAATAAATGAAACTCAATATAAAAATCTTATTTTAATTAGCGGTAGTAATGATTATAAGACTTATTTTAGCGATAAGTTCGGGATAGAAACGACACATATGTATAACGATGGATTTTCGAGTGAGAAGCTAGGTTTTAGAAAGAAGGAAGCTGGATTTATTTGTAAGGATAAGGGCTCACTGAATAGCTTACTAACCGATTGTATGTATATACAAAACTCACCTGCTAGTTATATAGATTTTATGCAGGTATATAATGTACATAGAGAAGATCTATTTAAATATGGTATGAGTAAGTATAGCGACTCGTATTACGATACATTTATAACTAGAAATAAAAGCCAAGCGATTGATATTATAGGTCGCGAGCTCAAGCGTAATAAAGTTTTTTATGAAGACAAAAGTTAAAATATTTGTAGGTTTAGATGAACCAAATAAAATATCATACGATGTTTGCGTTAAGAGTATATTATCAAAAAATGTAAAGTATGATTTAGATATAATACCTATTAACTATAATACGGTTAAGGATTATAAGAGAAAAAAAGATCCATTCGAATCAACTCAGTTTGCTTTTGCACGTTTTTTCGTACCACATCTCAGTGAATTTACCGGTATTAGTATTTTTATGGATGGTGATTTTTTATTTTTAGATAATATTGATAATCTTATAGATTTATATGATGATAGGTATGCGGTCATGTGTTGCCAGCATGACTACAAACCTTTAAATCTTGAAAAAATGGATGGTAAACCGCAAACACAATGGCCTCGTAAGAACTGGAGCAGTTTAATGATTTTTAATTGCAATCACCCTAAAAACAAAACACTTACCCCAATGACTATTAATAATCAGTCAGGGGCTTTTTTACATAGATTTAAATGGTTAGATGATTGTGAGGTTGGTTCGCTACCATTGCAATGGAACTGGCTTGTCGATTGGTATAAAGAGCCTGGTGATGGAGCACCTAAAGCTTTACATTATACCGAAGGTGGTCCATGGTTAGATAAGTTTAAAGATTGCGAATACGCAGATGAATGGCTAGAACAATATAAGTTAGTTTAATTGTAAAAGCTCTTAAATAAATTGAAGCTCTTTTCACCATAAACCTGACCGTGAACTTCACAGTTAGTACAGGGTGATATACCTTTACGACCGCTCTGTATATGATGCTGTCTAATAGTCTTTGCAGCTTCCGAAAGCCATATATCCTTTATAGAGGTATCGTGTATATTACCAAATTTTACATCTTTTCTCCAGTTATGTGTACATAAAAGCACATCTCCATTCCAGTCTATAAACGATGAATTAAATGACATATAGCATGGTCTAGTAGGTACAGCCTTTTCATTTAATTTCATCATACCTACACGATTACTAATACCTGACATACCATACTCCTCTTCTGGACCGTACCAGAATCTCTTAACAATATACTGGTCAGAAGTAATACCGCATTCATCGAATAATTTTAAAAATTGCTCTTCTTGCTCTGGACCGTCATATAGACTCATCTTTAATAAGTCTAGACCATTTTCGAATAACCCTATTAACGTCTCTTTACTAAGTAAGTCCCCATTTGTTGTTATAGAAATATTATTATTATGTTTAAGCTTATCTCTAAATGTCTTAATAATTTTAAATATCTGTTTATTAGCTAATGGCTCACTGAACCCAGCAAATACTACTTGATTTCTATAATCAAATTCAGCTAAATCGTTAGCTAGCTTTTCACATGTCTTAATTGACATATTTAAATTACGATTAGGGTAAACTTTTGCATCAGATCGCGGACAAAACACACATTTTCTTGTACATATTTCAGTTACATTTATATCGATTATCTGCAAAGCAGACATAATATTAGTTTCATCGATCTCGAAGTTATTAAAAATATTTTTTCTAAATTCAATAAATTCGTTTGTAGGTACACTATCCATATAGTATATTATATAGTAACTATTCTATTTTTAAACTTGAATCTGAAAATAAAGCAAGTAAATATTTTTTATATGACAGATATCGAAAATAATATTAATTCACTTAAGGAAAATTACGAGCACTTTACAGCAGATGTTGCCAACTTTACAGAAAGAGGTAATAAGGCAGCTGCTACTCGAGCTCGAAAAGCTCTGCTAGAGATATCTAAGCTTTGCAAAGATGTAAGAAAACAGATTCAAGAGATAAAGAATGACAGTTAAGCATAAATAATAATGTGATTACTTTTAAACATTTTTTTGAATCAAAACAACCATTAGGGTTGATCGAAACTATTACATTTGAAGACCTAGGTCCCATTGAAGCTAAGATTGATAGCGGTAATGGAGCTTACAATGTCTTACACGGGGTTAATTTAGAGTTTAGTGGTCTAGATGATAACTACGAAGGTAGATCTCACGTTACATTTGAAACGGTAGATGGTAAGACTGTAAAAAAGCGTGTTGTTGAGTTTATCGATATCAATATTGGTTCCGGTAATATCGAAGAAAGACCTGTTGTAGAGTTTGATATTAAAATAGGTGATGAATTGCACCCTAATACAAAATTCTCTATAGGTGATAGAACAGAAAACGAGTATAAAATACTCGTTGGTAAAGATTTTATTGAAGAGCTTGGCGGCGTCATCGACGTCACCAAGCAAAACAATTTAGACTAATTAACTCTTCATATCAGCTACAAACTGATAGAATTCACTTCTAGTAGATGCATCTTCTAAGAAATCGCCAGTTAACTTTGATGTTTTCATCTCACATCCATCATGCTTCACACCTCTTAAACAAGCACATGTATGGGTAGCTGATAACATAACTGCTACACCTTTATTTCCTTCACATATTTCATTAATTGCATCTTGAATCTGAACAGTTAATCCTTCTTGAATCTGAGGTCGACGAGCATAATGCTCTACAATTCTATTAAGCTTACTTAACCCAATTACTTTACCGTCTTTTGAAGGAATATAAGCAACATGAGCTACTCCTGTAAATGCTAGATGATGATGAGAGCAAAGACTCTTAACTGGTATACCACCTTGAAATACCATCCCATCATAACCATCAGATGGGAATGCAGTAACATTAGGTAACTCATTATAACAACCTGCTGCTAAGTCATTCACATAAGCTTTTGCAACGCGTCTAGGTGTATTATCACTATTAGGATCCTTACGCCAATCAATACGTAACGCATCTAAGAACTTTTCATAAGCAAACGTTGCATCATTAATGACATCTGCTTTTTCTTCATCTGTTAACGGCATATTACCGTTAGCTGTTGGTAATTTCGTAGTTTTAACTCTTTCTGACATACATTAATTATATAGTATATTACTATAAAGTCAATAAATAATATTAACAATGAGCAATTTTTTAAAAATAATACAGGAAGCTACCCCAGCTACTGATACCCCTCCTGGTGATGATGTTAAGGTTGGCCCTAATTCTCCTGTTAAAAAAGGAGGCTTCTTGCAGAAGGCTGCAGCGGGCGCGGCAAAGGCTACCGCTATAATACAAAAAGGTGAGCAGATATCACAAGGTAAATGGGATGTCACGACTGCATTACAACGTATATTAGATAGTCAATTAGATAATAGTACCAAGAAGTTAGGTAAGTTTGGAAAGGATGGGTTTAAAAAAATAAGATTAGGATCTGACATTGTTGAAAAAATAAATGAATATATACCGAAGAGCGCGGAGACAGGACCGGCGGTAACTGACGCGCCGTCTGACGACGTTAGTGAGTCTTATAGAATTAACAGTAATTTCTTACGACGTATAACAGAAGTAACAGCTGTTATGACTCCAGATCCTGTGGATGGCAAATATAAGACAGCTCATAAAAGTAAAAAACCTGTTGTAGAACGAGTTTATGATATATTAAAAACATTCGATCTAGAGCCTCCGATTAATTTTAAGGTAAAAAATGTTAATGGAAAGAAAGATGATGATCGGAGGATTAAGTGGATAACAAAGGGAGCTAGCTCCTTTTTATCTGGAGTTAGAGAATTATATCCCGACTTTAAGTTTACATTTTCAAAAGACCCAGGTGATTTATCAGTAGGGATGGGATCTCAAAACGATGAGCCTAGTGAAGATAATGAAGCTGCGGTTGCTAAGAGATTAGGATTTAAGACTGTAAGAGAATTTCGAGCTGCGGCTAAGGAAGCTGGAGGACCAGCTAAGTATTTTGAACAAAACCCTGATAAGGCTGAATTAGTTAGATGGGATAGTAGTAAGAGTAATGTAGATAATTTTAATCAATATACAATAGGAGATATACCAGACGAAATGGAAGATCTAGATCTTCCAGAAGATTTTCAAGGCACTAGTAAGTCAGACTTCATGAAGAGTATTGGTCGCAAAAATATTGAAACATTAGTTAGAGGTCTGGCCGATATATACCCTAATGAAAATATAAGATTTCCAGACGATGATCCTGATACAGAGGATGGTCCAGATACCGGCGAAGCGCCTGATCCAGAAATTACAGAAGATATAGCCCTCTTCGAGCTAGCTAAACCAAACGGTTATGGGCAGAAGGGTACTCAATATACACTCAAACCTCTTACACCTGAGCTCGGTAATATGTTGAAACAAAAAGATATTAAATATCTAACATATTTAAATCAAACCCCACAGAATGAGTTTAAAGTACCAGAATCAAATGTAGGTATAATATATGCATATGATAATAATAATGAAGTTATTAATGATATTACAACAGAATTTGCGCGGTTTCAATGGAACGGTCAAGATAAACTATATACCATAAGCACAAAAAATAAAGAATTAATGGGTGTTAGTTATAGTGAAGGTCAATTCCCTATTAAAGAAACGGATGCTGCGTTTATAGATCCAGCGGGTAAGTATCTTATATATAAGGATAAAGAATCCGGTAATTTAGCTAAATGGCCTATAGTTACCCAAAAATCACCTACAGGTATATATACTATCAACAAAAATAAACCACAGCCTATAACTGAAAAAGATAAAAATGATGTTATTGAAGCTGAATCGACAACAGAATCACCACCGTTATCCGCAACTGCTTAATTAATATATGATTATCTCTTCCCTCCCTCATCACCTAAAGGTATTATAACTTAATTCAAACATTAATCAACTTTTATTTTTTTATTGTTGATCTTTAAGGTACTATATCATATAATTAATATATGAGATATGTATCAACTAAAATTATCCCCATGGGGTCGACTGCTTTTCGTCAATGGAGAGCAGATAGTCATTGTAAGTTAATTCACGGTTATCGTCTACAGTGTAAGCTATGGTTTACAGCAGATGAATTAGATGATAAAAATTGGGTATTTGATTTTGGTGGTTGCAGAGAGATCAAAAAGCTTTTGGAGAAGCAATTTGACCATACAACTGTTGTAGCTGCTGATGATCCTGAATTAAGTATGTTTGAGTTGATGTCTACTAAAGGTATGATTGATCTTCGCATTGCTGCAAAAGGGGTTGGTATTGAAAGGACCGCTGAATGGGTATATGACACAGTTAGTGAATATGTAAATGATACGACTGATGGTAGAGTACGCGTTATTAAGGTTGAAGTATGGGAGCATGAAGGTAATAGTGCTATATATGAACAAGATGAACTACAAATTATACAAAAAGAAAAATTAGCTGAACCGAAATCAGATATCGCTACGAATACTGCAGTGATTGGAAATAATATTACCGAAGTACCGGAAGTTAAAGCAGCTGCACCGACGTGTCCTCCTCTTAATAGTAAGGTTACAACAGGGATGAGTGATCCATTTGCAGGTACATCATGGGGGAATAGTTGATGAGTTTAGGAGATATATATTCAAAGAATGTTCAAAAGACGTCTGTAGGAATGTCCGGACTGGCTGGTAGTATGCCGGCTACGCGGGAAAGAGATCCTAAATCAGTAGAGTTAGAAACAAATGTGTTAACACAAATGCAGCAAGCAGTTGCACCGGTACATAAACCTAAAGAAAAGGAGCCTGAACCAATTATAAATGTACAACCGATCGGGCTAGAGCAAGCGATGAAAGAATTACTTGACAGTGCTGAGTCTTTCGACGATAAACTTTAAGATTTCACTTCGAACTATATCATCACCGTCAAATTTAAAGGTATTAATACCTTCATCAGCGCATATCGGGTCATCAAAAGCTTTATATATACCTTTAAACCCACTCTTTTCGCCGATATCAGCTTGAAAGGTATCGCCAACAACAATATACTTACTATCTACACCAAATCGTGTTAATATAGTAGTTAATTCTGAGTTGGTCATGTTTTGCGCTTCGTCAATTATGACGCATGCGTTTTTAAATGTTAAACCTCTAGTGAAGTTGACCGGTATACACTTAATATAACCTTTAGATAACAAGTTATTACCAGTATTACCAACTAATACCTCTTCTAATTTATCAATAAGAGGCATTGACCATGGTGCAAACTTATCTTCTAATTCACCAGGTAAAGCTCCCATACTTCTAGAAGCACTTTCAACGATTGATCTAATATATACTATATTATCAACACTTCTTGTATTTAAAAGCTTTAAGGCAGCAAGAACAGCTAGATAAGTCTTTGCTGTACCCGCGGGCCCGTCAACAATACACATTTTATTTGTTTGTTGTAGTGTAGCATTTAAAAACTCCTGCTGTCTTGGAGTTAAATCATACTCCTGCTTTATTTTAAAATCTAAATCCCAACCATCTTTTGGTATTTCAAAATTTAAATCTGTTTGCGCTGTAGGTTGTTTCTTTACGGTTTTAGTACTCTTACGAGTAGTTTTTTTTATTGCCATATACATATATTTATAATTTTTTTACACAGTAAAAAATGTATTTGTAAATAGGTATTTGCAATTAAATATAATATTCAACTTGATTTGGATCGGAACTATAATATAATTAGTGTATGGTAGATTTAAATAAAACGTTAAGCTTGAGTGATGATCATGTTTTTTATACGATTGAAGGGGAAGGTAAATATATAGGGGAACCTTCTGTGTTTATGAGACTTGCTATGTGTAATCTTACATGTAAAGGATTTGCATCTGAGGATTCACCTCATGGTTGTGATTCGTTTATATCATGGTCAGTCAAAAATCGTTATACATATGATGAACTTAATAATTTCTATGAGAACAATGGGTTTGTACAGAATCTTAAGGACGGTGCAATATTAAAGATTACCGGTGGAGAACCATTGCTCCAGCAAAAGAGATTAATGAGCTGGTTAATATCATTTATCGATAGGTTTAAATTCTCCCCTCGTATTGATTTCGAAACGAACGGTTCATTAATGCCTCTACCTGACTGGGCTTCAGTATATAACGCAACATTTACTGTATCTCCTAAGATGAGTAATAATGGTGATGCAGAAAGACTTAGATATAAGCCAGAAGTATTAAAATATCATAACGAACTCGGCTCATGCTTTAAGTTTGTTGTTAATAGTGAAGAAGATGAAAAGGAACTATTTGAGAAATATATCGATATTGGTTTAGTAAGCAGAGAAAGAGTATGGTTAATGCCTTGTTGCGGTAGTAGAGAAGAGCATACTGCTAAATCTGCAATGGTAGCTGAGTTATGCAAGAAACATACACTTAAGTTTAGTCCGAGATTGCAGTTAGTCATCTGGGATATGGCTTTAAAGGTATAGTAAAAAAAAGCCGTAATATATATTACGGCTTTTTTATGTTTATAAATTATTGTTTAAACGTAACCTAATTGATGTAATCTCCTAAGTGTAGGTCCAACAGAAATATAACCAGAAGCTGTTTCTGTTTGAGTTGATGAACCTGAAGCAAAAACAAATTGTGTTGAAAAGCGATCTTTATCAATAATAGCTAAAGTACTACCATTATAACCAGCGAATATATCGATTTCATATTCAGTACCATTTAATACAGCAGATGTTGTGACAACATTAGTGTCGAAAAATCCTCCGCCTTGCGCATTATATAGAATTTTTGAAGTACTGGTACCTGCGATACCCGAGACGCCGTCAGTTGCAGATCCAGCACCAAAAACAATCTCATTATTAAAAGATAAATTACTCATATTATTATTTAATAAACTATGCGTTGGATTTACCAGGACTTACACGAAAACCTCGTGTAGATGTCTCAGCTTTAACTGGCTTAGCTGATTCTACCGGAGCTGCAACTGTAGATTCTTTTGTAAAGAGACTAGTTAACTGTTCAATTAATGTTTTTTTATTAAATCGTCTATCTAATTCAACACCTTTTGTTCTACCTAACTTCTCTAATTCAATTTTAGAAAGCTTTTTTAATTCTGTTTTATTCATATTATTATTTATTGTTGAATATGGGTATATTTTAGATTAAATAATTATCTTATGGATATTCTAGTTACATTATCAATCTTCATTGCTGGTTTTATTACTGGTGCACTTACATTCCGCAATAATACTGCAAAGTCTGAGCAAATCGTTAAGGATACTTTAAAGTTTGCAGCAAAAGCTGAAGAAGAAGCTAAAGAATTAGCAGCAAAATTAAAGAAAAAGAAGACTACAAAGAAAAAGTAGATTATACGTTTTTTTCTTTCAATTCAAACCTACCAGACCGGTAGGTTTTTTTTACTTTCTACCACCAGGTGTAAAGTAGAATCCTATAATAGCTCCTAACATTGTAATAGCTATTAATGCAATATGACCGGTGGTAATTGCCACAACGGTTTCTGTTCCCATAGGTATTTTAATGAGTCCGAATAAGAAGGAGAAATAGTCTTTATTTTCTCTGGGGACGAAGGTGAGGAGTTCAACACTCGGCCAGACGGTGCAGAGAACCGAGATGACGAAAAAGTTGAGCATCCCGATAAGAGCAATAAGGCGACGTGTACCGCGAGTAAAAGCGCTGTTATCGTTATTAGCTTCTCCAAAAACTGCTTTTTGAAACTCAACATCAGCTTTACGTAAGTCCATTTCTCTGAGTATCTCACGCTTCTCTTTAGATTCTTTTGCAGCACCGATCCGATCAAAAATACCGGCGATGATTTTAAGGGTTGACCCCATCCCGGTTGCGCCGAGAGTACTAAGTAACATTGTAATAAGTCCAAACATATCATTCTATTGTATTAAATATTTATGTGATTTTTAATGATTTAGTCAATTTAGTTGTATCTGAGAAGAAAAATAACGACACCAACAGAGTATCTAAGATTATTACCGTATGTAATGGTAAGGTTTTAATGCTTCAAAAAATAAATGGTAAATTCGAATTACCTGGTGGTCATATAGAAGTAGGTGAAGATGCTATTAGCGGAGCAAAGAGAGAGTTTTTTGAAGAAACCGGATTAGATATTAAGAGGTTAAAACAAATAACAGCTAATAATGAACGTGTTTTATATAGAGGTACCTGCTCAGGTAATAATATTAAATTAAGTAACGAGCATAAAAGTTTTAAATTTGTATCTGAAAAGGATTTATTTAAATTACCATTGAGTAAATGGTCTAAGAAAGATTTAGCTTTTCTCAAACAAAAAGAAAAACAAACAATAGAGGAAAAGAAAATACATGAACCAGTTAAACCTGGTATACTTAAAAAAAGATTAGGTAAATTATCATGTAGTAAAGTTAAAACAAAAAAAGGTTCCCTTAAAAATAAAGGAACACATTTTGCAAAAGCTTTACAGCGTTACTTAAACTACCATTGCAATAAATAATATTAAGCAGTTTTTAAAAGTAGTTAACTGGGATTATTGTAATCTTCAATTAGAGCTTTAATTTCAGTCTTCATATAATTCAAGCGAATAGGGTACCAAGTATCATCTTTATTTTTATAAAAGATAACTAACCCGCTACACTTCTTACCACTACTTAACTCGTATAGGTATGCGTATAATGAAAGCTGTAAGCAGTATGTATTAAATTCACATACACCTAAATGCTCGACAGGAGCTTTAAAAAACTCGTTATATTCACTAAAGAATCTAAAGTTTTTATTTGTCTTAAAATCACCTACATAAAAATATTTTGAATTTTCATAAATTAAGTCAGCTGTACCGGCAATATTTAGCCTGATATTATGCAATCTCATCTCACATGTTAGCTTCGGAAACTCCTTGAATATATACTCCCACTTCTTATAGGAGTCATACAATGTAGTATACTCTTCTTCACGCTTATCTTCACCAAGAAAGTCTTCCATTACTTTATGAATATGGGTACCATAATCGCAAGCTCTATTTTTCTCGGTATTCCATTCCTCAAGTATAAAATCAACACTTACACCTTCTCTAGCTGCTACTCGAGTAGCATTACCCATTTTATCAAACGCAGGTTTATACTTACCGATTAAGGTAGTAGCTGATATTAACTCTTTACCAGTTTCATCATCAACATACTTGTGCTTCTTTTCATTAAAAATAACCATTATAAAACAATTATATTATATAAACTTGAAAAGTCAAATTTATGTATTAAAATAAATATATGAGAATTGCAATAAGCGGAACCGGTAATCAAGGTAAGACGACTCTAATTAATGACTTCTTACAGGAATGGTCAAATTATAAAACTGAAAGCTCTACATACAGAGATAAGTTAGAAGCTGAAAAATTACCTCATAGTAAAGAAGCCACAAAAGATACTCAATGGAAAATTCTCAATCATATGATTGACGAAATGCAGACTTTCGGAGCGGAAGATAATATAATTATGGATAGATGCCCTATTGATAATCTTATATATTCTCTATGGTGTTTTGAGAAAGGTGTTGGTGATATAGATAAAGAATTTATCGATAAGTGCATACCTCTTGTATGCGAAAGTATGAGAAATTTAGATATTATATTCTTTATACCAATTACTAAAGCTGCTCCTGTCGCTATAGAGGAAGATGGTGTCAGAGAAACAGACGAAGTTTATATTAAAGAGATCGATAACATCTTTAAAATGATTGGCGCTCAACACCACGAAAACAACGGTAGAAATCCTTTCTTTCCTAAGGATGATGCTCCTGGCTGGATCGAAGTATTCGGCGATAGGCAGACGCGTATTGCAATGATTAAGCAATATCTAGATGCAGATGGAGACCTTATAGGTGGTACTGCAGAGAGTATGAACGAACTTATCAACCCTCTAGACGGCGAATCTACAGATGAAGTAAGACAGCAGATGAACGAGCTCTTAAAAGATCAGGAGAAAGCTAACCAATTTGCAACTGATCTAGCTGAACAGAAGCAACAAATTAAAGAAATGCTAGGTGATGATGATATAATTAGCTTATCAACAACCTATAAAGACAAAATTAATTAAGCTGGGGCGATGGTAGTTTCTGTACCACTAGATCCTATATATTTTAAAGCTCCAGCTTCAACGTACATAATACCTCCGCTAGTAGGGGTACCTGGAGCTGCTCCGGTTATGTTAGATATCCATATATATCCTTCGTCTGAGTCGAATCCTATAGTTCTACCACCGGTTAAACTTTGAAAAGTATGGAACCGAGCTCTATGATATATTTGACTAGGCGTTCCAGATTGTTCACTATATAGATTAATCAATGCTCCACCATTTGTACCATCAGGAGCTTCTGGATCTGATTTAAGAATTAAGCTATCACCCGCTTCGTTACCGATAATATTAGTAGCTGTAGTATTACCTGTAAGTATAGCATTATTTATATTTGCCTTTGTACTCGATAAAGACTCAATATCAGTTGTATTAGTCTCGATAGTATTTTGAAATGTGGTATTTTCTAACCCTACTACAAAATCTTTAAAATCTAATTTATTAGTAGAATTCTCTGTTTGTATAATAATAAAATTACCATCTTCAATACTATTTGCAGTTGGTAGTTGTTTGATACTTATTTCTGTACTAGCCATATTAATTATTTATTATAAAATATATATAATGTCAAAGGAAAAGATAGGTATAGCTATAATCACATGCGATAGGCCAGATTTTTTATCTAAATGCGTAGAGAGTATTGACCAAGCGCAGGGAAATGAATTTATTATTATAAACGATGGTACTGTGGAAGTAGATATCGAAAATATTAAAGTGATTAAGACTGAAGGTAAAATTGGTGTAGGCAAGAGTAAAAATATTGCTTTAAAATATCTATACAACCGTGATTGTGATTTTATTTTCATTATAGAAGATGATACTATAATTACAGATCAAAGAGTTTTTACAGAATATATTAAAGCATCTAAAAAGACCGGTATACAGCATTTTAACTACGGTCCTGGATCTCCTTTTAATCGTAAACAAAATGTAGACTTCGATCTACATAATAGACATCAGCTAGATCAAAACTCCGACCCACTACCACGTAAAATTATTGATTATGGTGATAATATTAAAATATCATTATTTCAACATGTTGCAGCTATGTTTTCTTTTTTTACACGACAGGTAATAGAAGAGGTCGGTTACATAGATGAAGAATACTATAATGCTTGGGAGCATGTAGATCATACGTATCGTATTATAAAAGCTGGTTTGCACCCACCATTTTGGTATTTTGCAGATATACATAATAGCCATCTCTTTCTAACTGAAGTACCAGGAGCTATTGAGAATTCTTCAATTAATAAAGATAGTAAAGAATGGCTCGAATGTGTCAACGTAGGTCGCGAAATATATCTTAAAAAGCACGGGCATTATCCTAATCAACCGCCTATAGTGACAGATCAGGAGGTAATAGCCTTTTTAAAAAAACTAAAAGCTGTATGATTTCTCTTATTATAGCATATAAGTCAGATACAGTAGAGCGTGAAAAAAATCTAGAATACTGTAAGAGATATTACCGCCAGATGATACCTAATTGCGAAATTATTGTACAGGAATCATCTGATGAAACATTTAATAAATGTAAATTATATAATGAAGGAGTTGGACGTGCTACTTATGATAGCTTATGTTTTTTGGATAGTGATGTTTTTGTTTCGCGTGAATCTCTTTGTAAGAGTATAGAAGCCATAAAGGATGATATAACCACAGTAGCTATAGGATATAACGGAACGGCCCTATACCTAAGCTACTCCGCAAAAGCTAGCTTGCGTGAAACATTTACATATAGAGATTTAAATGATATCATTCCGCAGGGGTATAAACTACAGCTTTTAGAAAAAAATGATATGTTTGAAGTATCAAATCTTAGAGCTGTCGGTGGGTGCTTATTAATGGATAAAGCATGCTTTAAAGATATAAACGGTTTTAACCCTAACTTTACCGGGTGGGGATATGAAGATAATGAAATTATTCTCAGGAGCCATAAACTCGGTAAGAAGGTTGTATATATAAACACAAATAAGCCGTATCTTTTTCACCTACCTCATATGGATAAAAGTAGTACATCAAACCAACACGAGGATCGTACTCATCAGAAAAATGAAAATCATAATCTTATAGAATTTACAAAGATCCAAAAAATGAGATCTGCAGAGCTGAGCAATTATATTAAGTCATGGCAAATATCATCAGAAAAAGATTCAAGGGTAAAAATTGATATTATAGACAAAAATTTTGTTAGCTACGATCGCAGTTGTTGTCGATTTCAGCGCCCAAATAACATAGAATGGGATCCAACGCTTACCTCTGACAGTAAGAGTATTTTTTTAACTGACACTTCAATTCCTACTATTGATAATTTAAATACGGGTCAACAAAAAGTGGCGTGGTTACTGGAGCCTAGAGCTATAATACCACACATCTATAAATATATTGAAAATAATTACGAAAAATTTGATTTTATACTTACATACGACGAAGCATTAATTAATATAAGTTCTAAGTTTTTATTTTACCCGTTCGGCTGCTGCTGGGTGCACCCATATATAACAGGCGCTGAGGTTGAAAAGACAAAACATATGTCTATAATAGCGTCCGGTAAAAATCAAACTCCAGGTCATCAATTAAGACACCAAGTAATTAAAGAGTTGGGTATGATCGACGACTCATCAATAGACGTTCTAGGGAGTGGTTATAAGCGATTTGCAAATAAAAAATCTGCGCTAGATGAATATAGGTTTTCAATCGTTATAGAAAATTCAATCCAAGACACATATTTCACGGAAAAAATTATAGATTGTTTTGCAACTAAAACCGTACCTATATATTACGGTACATCAAAAATAACTGATTTCTTCGATAAAGATGGTATTATTTTGTTTAATACTGTTGAAGAGCTTAGAGAAATACTTGATAGCTTAACCGAGCAAGACTATCAAAAAATGAGTAAGAGTATTGATAAAAATTTCGACAGTTATAAATATTTTATTATACCAGAAAATTATATTTTTGATAACTATTCGTCATTATTCTAAAACTAGCAATGAAAAAAACAAATGTAATATCATTTAGTCTCTGGGGTAGTGAAGAAAAATATATTACCGGTGCATTAGAGAATTTAAAATTAGCCTCGGAAATATACCCCGGGTGGTCAGTAAGAATTTATGTAGATACTACTGTAACTCTCGATTACTGTAAAGAGTTACATAAAAATGGCGCTGATATTAGACTTGTAAAAAATAATAATAAGGGACCGTTCTACGGCGCGTTTTGGAGATTTTTTGTTAATGATGATGAGAGTGTAGATCGATATCTAGTTAGGGATATCGATTCGCGGTTAAACTTCCGCGAGTATGCAGCTGTCCAAGAGTGGATTTCAGCTGATAAAGATTATCATATAATGCGCGATCACCCAAATCATAAATGGCCTATCCAGGCGGGGATGTGGGGTGGTAAAACTAACAAGTTTAAAATTATGCCTCTGATTAATAAAGTTAGTAATTTAAATTATTACGGATGCGATGAAAGATTTTTAATGGATGAGGTGTTTCCTAAAATTAAAGATAGCTGTACTGTGCATGACTCTAATAATAAAGAATTGATATTTCCGGTACACCCTCCTATATATAATGGTGGTACTTTTGTTGGTCAAGATTTTATAAACAATATACCTCAAGGCTCTGTATGAATAAAGAAAATTTTAGAATAATAACGTGTACAAATGAAAGAGATCTATATATCCACTTTTGGCCAAGTATGGCGCAGAATTGGACTAAATGGTATGGTATTGAAAAAATAACATGCGCTGTTATAACAGAAAGAAATGAAGATGACCCGGTTATACAGGAAATGAAAAAATATGGCGAAATAATTCTCATTAAACCTTTGAAAGGTATCGTAACTGACGATATACAATCTAAAGCGACCCGTCTATATCTCGCGACTCAATATCCCGACGATTATTGTATAATAGCAGATATTGATATGTATATTCTGAACAAAACAGAAACGTGGGATAAATGGTTTTCCTATGCAGAAAAAGATAAATTATTATGTATAAGCCGGAACGCGCCTTACAGTGGGACAGATATTGGAAAATTTCCTATGGCATTTACCACAGCGACTGGGTCAGTATGGAAAGAGATAGTAAATCCAAATAATTTAACATACGAAGAATTATTTAAAAGCTGGTATGATATGCACGAGCACGATTCGATGGAAAAGGTGAACCAACCATTTCGTCAATTTTCTGATGAATCGCTTTTAAGAGGACTTATAAGTAAGTGGGAAGATTACGGTGAGAAATATGGTTATAATCACCCTCGATGTATAGGTATTGAAAGAGAGGATTGGTCTGGAGAAAGAGCTATTAGACGAATTGATAGATTATATTGGAATATTGATAAAACCTTGCTTGAATCTGGTGGGTATTATGATAGCCAGCCGGTTAGACCATTTAATCGACACGCGTTACAACCTATACTGGAGTATTTAAACATAAAATGAATATAGCAATAGTAGGGTATGGGGAAATAGGTAAATCACTAGAGCAGGTTTATAACGATTATAGTGAATTTAAACTTACAGTAGTAGATAAGGATTTTATTTGCGGTGATGAAAATATCGATATAATGAATATTTGCTTACCTTTAGTAGATTTTTTCGATACGGTAGTAGCTAGTTATATTAAGAAATATAACCCCAAACTTTGTATAATTCACACTTCAACTACCCCGGGCATGACGGAGCGTATTGCTGAAAAAGTTAGTTGCTGCGTTGTACATTCACCAGTACGAGGAGTTCATCCAAATTTGTACGATGGTTTAAAGACGTTTAAAAAATATATTGGGTATGTGGATAATAAAGGTAAGGAATTATGCGAAGAGCATTTTAATAAATTAGAGCTATCATATGAAAGTATTGACGGTCCTAGTAATACAGAATTAGCCAAGTTATATAGTACGACATACTACGGGCTCTGTATTGCTTTTCACGGTGAAATGAAAAAACATTTTGAAGAATTAAATTTAAATTATGATATAATAACTGATTGGAATAAAACATATAACGACGGGTATAAAGAACTCGGAAATAGTAGTGTAATTAGACCGGTATTAACACCGCCAGATAAATTTATCGGCGGGCACTGTGTCATTCCTAATACAGAACTTCTACGAGGAATTTTCGAGAGTAAGGCCTTTGATTTAATTTTAAACTATAAGAATATCAATGACAAGAGCTGAATTAAAAGATAAAGGAATTGATACAACGTCTCTTACGGGCTCGAGCTTATCATGGACTGTATATAAATGGATATATGAAAACATTTCGAAAGATTCGCGAATACTGGAGGTTGGAGCAGGCTATGGTACAAAGATACTGAATACTTTTTGGGAAATAACATCAATTGAACATGATAAAAATTTTATAGATATCGTCGATGATGTTAATTACGTTTACTGTCCTATCAAAGATGGTTGGTATGATATCGAAGCTTTTAGTAAGGGTGTTTTAAAAGAATACAAACTGGTTATAGTAGATGGTCCGGTTGGTGATAACAGGGGTAATATTATCGATCATATAGAGTTGTTTGATCCAGATTCGAATTATATAGTTGATGATATACATTATAAATCAGCTTTAAAAATAGCTGAATGTATTAGAGATAGATTCCATAAGCAGATGGAAATTGTACGCGATCCAATTTACCATGCACGTAGCTATGCTATTCTAACGTAATTAACCATAAGTAGTTGATTCATTAAAACTATATCATATAATTGATGTATGATTATTAAAGATATCAAAGTGTATGACGGTCCATTAATTCATAAGCGTTTTGCTTACGATTATTTTCGTAATAAGACGTTACCTATTGGTAATATTATCGCTTTTAG